CTGTAGTTTGTTGTACTTTTTGTTCAACTTCTTCAAAAAGCTTTTCTTTATCATTAGATATATCTTCTAAAAGTCTATTATTCTCTTCTCTTGCTCTTTCATCAATGCCACCAAGAAATACATCTAATTTTTCATCTATGTATTTTATCCTTAAGTGGTCGTGTTCCAAAAGTGTTTTTAGTTGTGTATCTGTCTTGTCTATATAATTAGATAGTTTTTTTTCAACACCTAAAAGATAATTTTTTTGGTTTTTAAGTGCTTCGGTTGTTAGCTTTACTATTTTATCTAGCATCTAAATACTCATTGATTTTTCTAAATCTAAAAGAAGTCTATCTTCTCTTTCTGCTCTTACTCTTTCTTCCTCTTCATCTTTTTTAAGTTGTATTTGTTGTTTGAGTATTTCATTTTCTGATTGGATATTTAAAAGTTCAATATTTTTTCCTATACCAATATCTGCTCTAAGTTTTTCCTCATATGCTTCAAGTTTTAGTTTTTCTTCTATTTTTGCTTCTGATACTTCTTCTTGTGGAACATAATCAACATCTAAGATAATATCATTGTTTTCATTTAGTATAAATCTCATTCCACTTTTTTCAGCTTTTTTGTTTAACTCTTCAAGCTTATCTAAAATAAGAAATAACTCATCAGCTTTTTTCATTCTAGCTCTTGTGTTGTTTTCTTGTATTTGATCATAATCATTTCCAAGTTGAGCTGCAGCTTGATAATCGTCTATAACACCTTGTTGTTTATTTATTTTTCTAGCATTTGCTGATTTAACTTCGTCTAGTTCAGTTTTTGTACCAAGTGTTACTTTAAATTTGTAAAGATATTTATATTCATCTTGATAGAAGTCTTTTATTCCCCATTTTGAAGCATTTACTCTTATAAACCAGTTGATAATATCTACTAAAAGTAAGTGAATAAGATTGTCTTGTACTATCGAAAATCTTGTTTCATTCTCTTGTTTTTGAGCTTTTATTACTGAAAATACTGCATTTCCATCACCTTTAAGAAGTGAAAGTGCTGATATGTTGTAGTTTGAAGCGATAACACTTTGTTCGTTTTTTAAGAATGATTCGTAAACTGATTGTCTATTTCCACTTTGTAATCTTGTAAAATCATCTTCTTTATCTATGTAAACAGTTGGACTATTTTCTTGGCTTTCAACTGCAAAGCTATTTATTGTAAGTTGATTTGGATTTTTTTGTGCAAAAAGTGTTTTATAGTTTGATATTTGTTTTTCTATGTATGGTTTTATAAGAGAAGTTTTGTGTACATTTTGAGTTTTTGCTGTTGCTTCTGCTGCCATAAGCTCTGTTTCTTTGTACTGCATAGTTTCTTGAATAGTACCAATAATACCACTAAGGTTTGGAATACCTCTGTATTGAGATATTCTAAGATGTGGGTCAAAGTAAAGTGAAAATTGACCTTTAGGAAAATATTTTGAATTTGTTTTTGCTACATCCATAAATACATATATACCTATTGGCATACCATATTCATCTATTTCAAGTCCACCTATGACTGCATTTTTCTTAACTTCATTTCGTTTTGTTTTGTAGTATTCAACTTCTCTATCTTGAGTTGTGTCTATCATTGAAGCTTCTATTATTTTAAACTTATATCCAAACTTCCAATTTTCATTAAATAAGTGAACAACTAAAACTTCCCCGTCTGCACCTTTTTCAGCTTTTACTATTTGTCGTAAACAGTTTGAGAAATGAAACATACCTCTTGCTTCACAAAACTCTGCTTGTCGCCAAAGTTCAAAATCAGCTTCTGCTTTTTCGTTTAGTTTTTTTGATTCCTCTGGATTTTTTGATGGTAAAATAAACTGAACATCAGGTCTTGCACCAACAACTCCAGCTTCAAATGCTAGTTTTACAGATTGTATGATGTTTGTATTTGCATCCATATATCTTGCTTTATCTACAAGATTTTTAGATTCATTTAAAATAGTATTTATGTTTTTATCTTCTGCTCCAGCACTTAGTGCCTTTACTCCGAGATTTGAATTTACAAGATATGAAGAAGCAGCTAAACTCAAGTGATATGGATATGTCATGAAGTTCTCTCCATTATTACAAGTTGGTTTTCAGCTTCTTCTTTCATTCTTTTTAGCATTTGTGTACTTGCTTTTTCTACTCGTGTACTTCCCTGCTCAAACCGAATAACTCCACCAGAAGCAATAGATTCTAAATATGCTTTCTTTAATGCTTCAATTTCAGCTTTTTTGTCTTGTATTTCTGTTAAAGTTGCCATTTTACTTCTTTTATTTTTTTAAATTGCCATATTGTAGCATATATTTTTTTAAAAATAATCTTTTCTAGCAAATCCTGTACTATAACTTTGACTTCTATTATTATTTTCCATTTGTCTTAGTTCATGTTCTGTAAGTTTTCTTGGTTGTTGTGCCAATGCACCTTTTCTCATATCCCAAACTGCAACTGACTGTACAAAAGTATCCCAGTAGTCATTTCTTATCCCTTTTTCTCTTTTTATCCAAGACTCATAATCATCCATTTTACCTGTATTATCATCTATTTTATATGTTTTTATCTCTGATGATAACATTCTTTCCAAATCTGTTCTTATTGATTTAAGTCCTGCTTCTTCTCTTTCATTTGCTAGTCTTTGTGCTTTATATGTAATAGAAAGCATTTTTTCTTTATAAAACATAGCACTTTCATATTTGTCTTCGCCTGATTCTGCTTTTGCTTTTTCTATACCTCTTGTGATAAGATTGTGAGCTTCATCTTTTGCCAAGAGGTTGTTTACTTTTATAACTTTTATAGTATTGCTATCTGTTGGGTGTCTTCCCATAGCATAAAGTGTTGACATTTTTGGCTTTATACCAGATACACCCTCTGTGGCATAAATGTAGTCAAGCCTTCCTTCCTCTTCAACAACTCTTATTATCCATTGATCCACTTCTTTTGTTCGTTCTTTTATACCCATCCTATCTATTGTAACTACATTTATATCTTTTATTTCTCCTTCTGTAGTGATAAGCATTTGTTTTCTAATAGTATCAAGTTCATCAAAGCTTTCAGCTCTACCATAATCAACAATATGTGGATTTGAACCATATCTCCAAGCTGTGAGTGTCCAGTAGAAGTGGTCTTTTTGAGTATCTATATTTAGATAAACTTCATATGTATCATCTGGCAATTCTCTCTCTTCTAATTTGTTACATAAAAGTAAAATATCATTTTTCTTTAATGTTTCTTTTGATGTTGGCTCAAATGCTTCATTGTAATATCCTTCCCAAAGTTTTTCTTTAGATTTTTGTCTTTCTGTTGGGTCTTTTGAAAGTTCTGATTTTAAAGCTTCCCTTGCTATAAATTCAAAAGGTACAAAAAAAGATAAAAAAGAATTTGCAGAAAATCCAACAGTTACTGGGTCAATAAGTTTACCTTTTACTATCCAATCTATATTTCCTTTTAATATCTGACTATTTTTTTGCTCTTCTGTTATAGGTGCATCACAAGAATTACAAGCATAATAAGCATTTTCACAAGCATAAGGCACATACTCCTCAAAAATCTTATTTTCAGTAAAATCTTCATCAGAATATCCCATCATCTCTTTGTATTCTTTTTCTGTTGTTATTCTAAATTGTGAGTGGTGTGTTTCTACTAATGTTCCACAATGAGGGCATATTATCCCAAGATAGTTTTTTTGTTCGCAAGTATTGAATCCTTGAGTAATTGTTCCGTTTTTTTTCTTTTTTGTAGAAGCAACCAATAATTTTGCTCCAACTTTTATAAATGTCTTTGCCCTTTCCCAAAGAGGAGTTATCGCTGACATACCAGCCATCTCATCTACTTCATCACAGATGATTATTTTTGCTGAAAGTCCTTTTTTATCCATATCAACTTTAGAACCAATCAACTTAGTCATAGAGCCTTGATGCCTAATCTCTCCTTTTTTGTCGGAGTTCCTGCTTTCTTCAATCCTTGTTTCTTCTATAACTTCTGCTATCTCTGGACTTTCTTTGACTAAAGCATTTACTTTTTCCTGTTGATAAGTAGATATAGCATCTTTTATTGGAATCATCCATACACAAGACTTTGCATCAATCTTCGCATTTTTTGCAAATACGATAAATAAAAATAAAGTTTTTGCCATCTGAGAAGCAAACATAAGATAAATCTCTTGAACTTTTGGATTATCAGCCATCTCCATTGGCTTTATCAAATGTGGAGATTTTGTAAAAGAAACCAATCTACCTGCATCAAAAGCATTGTTTTTTGGAAGATGTATATATTTTTCAGCAAAAGCCTTATGTGTCATAGGACTTATCCACTTTAAAAGCCTTTTGAAAATTGTTAGATTTTCTTTTATGTCTTCTCTTCTTTGGTCTGTCAAAATTTAACCTTTACATTTCTGTAAAATTTATTTCATTTCCATATATAGAAAGAAACCACTTAACTTTTGCTGTACTTACAAGTTGTTCAATAAAGCTATGCTTTTTTGACTGCATTTTAACTTTCTTCTTTTTTTGATAACTCATCTATTTTTACTTTGAGTTCTTGTATATTTATATCTTTAAGTGCCATTTGATGAGTAAGTATCATTATCATATGCGACTGTTTTACACTAAGAGATTGTAGCTCTTCTTTTTCACTTTTAAGTGTGTTTATCTCTCTTTTTAGCTTATTTTCTCTAAGTTGATGTCCTACTTTTATCATAGTTTCACATTTTCCAAACTCTTCAATTTTTTCTTTTAAGCTATCTATTTCAGTTTCGTACTCATCTATTGTTTTTAAATTTTCTTTGTCATAATTTATAATATTTCTTGACTTCACTTCCTCATAAGTTAGTTCACTATCATCTTTTAAAAAAGCACCATCTCCAATTAAGTTTAAACATTCATTTTTCATTCTCCATCTCCTCCAAATAAAACTTTTGCAGTGTATCCACAAAGCGGACACTTACTATTTATTGTATGCCTTTTAGTAGTTCTTACTTTTGCGACATACACACCACCACATCTATCACACTCTATATCAAATCGTATCTTTTGAGCTTCTTGATAGTCGTGGATAAGTGCGAGTTCTTGCTCTGTGTATCGTGGAACTTCATCAAACTCAAATCGTGGACTTATCAATCTTCCGCTATCATCTCTTTCTAGCTCATCTATTATCATATCTTACTCCTTTTTAAAACATTTTAAAGCTACCAACACTAACCACAAAAATCCCATATTTTTGTTTCCCAAAATTTTCAATAATATTTCCACATTCCTTTCATAAAAATTTTCAAATATTGTTCTTAGTAGCTTTAAAATATTCTAAACTTCTTTGAAGTCTATATCTTTACCATACATCAATAAAAATAGCTTTATCTTCACTCGATATGTTTTATCTTTCGCTGTAAATTCAGATTTTACATCTTCAACTACAGTTTTGTTTCCGATATTATATTTAAAATCAGCTATATATTTCACTCCTCTCATAGTTTTACCTCTATAGTCAAAAGTAGGTATAAGTTCAAACTCTGGTTGTATCTCTAAATTTGATATTTTTTTAGCTTTTTCAAGTAAATATAAATCATCATATCGTTCTGCTTCTTTTATGCTATCAAACCATACTATTTTACCACCTATAACTCTTGGTTGTTTTTTATTTTTATATTTATTTTCTTTAAATATTTTTTTCATTTTTTATCTTCCATATTTTAAATTTATTGCTTCCATTGTATATTCCTTAAATTGATTTTTGTACTTTATTGATAAGTTCTTTTAAAAAACTTATTGCATCTTCTTTATTTTTTGATGTTCTTTTTAATAATCCTTTATCTATATCATCATACATCTCTTCAAACTCTTCATTTGCAGAATCTAATAGTATTTTTTGTATTTTTTCTTTGTCTGTTTTATTACAAAAATCTAGCTCCACAAGTTTATCTACTTGATGTATTGGCAACTGGTCTCTTATTGATAAAAGTTTATTTTTAATTTGTGACATAACCTCTGAAAGAATAATATCAAGCTCTCGTGTTTCTATCCACTGTCTTTTTTTGACTGCAAGTTCGTGTTTCTTTTTTGATACATCTTCTGCTGATTTTAAGATATCTAAAAATCTTTCACCCATTGGATGAAAAGTAAGCATCTCTAAATCTTCTTGGCTTTCTATGTTTAACTGTGATAGTTTTCTTCCATCAGGAAGAGTTATATCATTTGGCTCTTCACTATCACTTTTATTTTTGCTATGCTTTTCATTTAAGTGCATTTGTTTAAGATGTATTGTTTCTAGCAAATCATAATACTTTTTCTTTTCACCTGGTACTATAACTTCTTTAAGCCAGTTTTTTGTCCATCCAGTTATCGTAGGAGGTTTTACATTAAAAAACTCACAAAGTCCTGATGTTGATATTAATAGCTTATTGTTTTGTATTACTACTTCATGTTTCATTTATTTTTTATTGCCTTTATAGGTTCAATTATAGAAACTAACTCATCTATTGATAACTTACTTCTTTTTATATAAATTCCTATTAACAAAATTTCATACCACAATTTATTTCTTGGCTTTCTCCATGTTTCATAAATAGTTGATTGTTTTCTTTTTAGCTCATCTGCTATTTCACTTGGCTTTAATTGTAGCTTTGATTCAAGTTCTTTAAAATCATCATTTGACATCGAAGTCACCCCTTGCTTTTTGAATAATATTATCGCTTTAATTTTATTAAAATAAGATTAAAATTTACGATATTTCGTATATGTACACAACTAGCTTAAAAATACACATTTTTTTATGGTATTTTGGGATTTCCAATATATCGTATTTTTTAAATATTTAGTTAGTTCGATGTTGTAAAAAAAATCCATTCACAGAAAACTTACGGGTTTCTC